TCCCGCGAGCGCACGTGGCGCATCGACGCCGTCCCTTGGTCCGAAAAGAACACCGAAGCCTTCGCCGGTCTTCACAACCAAGGCAAGCGCGTCCTCCTAATAATGGACGAAGCCTCCGCCATCCTTGACCTCATCTGGGAGGTCGCCGAAGGCGCGATGACCGACGCCAACACTCAAATCATCTGGCTGGCCTTCGGCAACCCAACGCGCAACGTCGGCCGATTCAAAGACTGCTTCCCCGGCGGCCGCTTCGCTCACATGTGGAACTCCGCCACCATCGATTCCCGCGAAGTTCCCTTCACCAACAAAACCCTCTTCGCCGAATGGATCGAAGCCTATGGAGAAGACAGCGACTTTGTCAGAATCCGCGTTAAGGGAATGTTCCCTCGAACTGGCGAAATGGAGTTCATCTCAGCGGCAGATGTTGAAGCTGCAATGGCCCGAGATGCAACTACCTCCTTGGTTGACCCCCTCGCCCTCGGCGTCGACGTCGCCCGCTTCGGCGCCAACGAATCAGTCATAGCAATCAGAAAGGGACGCGATGCCCGATCAATCCCCTGGCGCTTCTTCCGCGGCCTCTCGACCGTCGAACTCGCCACACAAGTCCACCGCGCGCATACTGATTATTCTAGCGACGGCATTTTTATTGATGGTGGTGGCGTCGGTGGCGGTGTGGTCGACCAAGTCCGCCACTCCCACCTCTTCTGCCACGAAGTCCAGTTCGGCGCCAAAGACGATTGCGCCGGAGTTTGGGGCATCGACGGGGAGCGCTACGCCAACAAGCGCGCCGCAATGTGGGGGGCAATGCGGTATTGGATTAAAACTGGGTCCCTCCCTAACGACCCAGAGCTTAAAGCCCAACTGATCGGGCCGACCTATTCCTTCAACAACCGCAACGAGATCATCCTTGAGTCGAAGGAAGATATGATGCGCCGAGGGGTGGCGAGCCCCGACCGCGCCGATGCGCTGGCGTTGACTTTCGCGTACCCACTCGCTGCCCACGTTGGGGCTGGCCGTGAAGGCCCGCCGCGGGAGGCCAAAGCAGATCATGAGTATGACCCCTTCGATCAAAAGCACATGGAGGCCGCATGACGCCGGAAGAACGAGCCCTATTAAATGCTGTGGCATCTGCTGTTCGTCGAATTATACTCGCCGATGGCGCAGTTGGAATTGATTGCGCTTACCTAGAAAATATCGATGAAGCAATAAAGGCTCTGCAACGTGTGGATAAGGAGGCCGCCTAGATGGTCCATCCAGTCGACGCAGTTACATCTTTCTTCGGTGGTGGAAGCAAGGCAACCCCTGCACCCACTGTAAACATTCCCTCTCCACCCGGTCTAACCCCCGCTCAATCTCCCACCGCCAAGCCCGCGCGTAAGACCTCCATGCAGCAAACCTTCCTCTCCGGCGCAGCCGCGGCTCAACAGGCAGGCGCCGCACCGGGACAGGGAAAGACGTTGATCGGTGCCTAAAGTCCCAACCAGCGATAACGTCGTCCCCATGCGCCGACCCGGCGAGCCCCTCCCCACCACCACCATGCTCGCGATGGCCGCGGCGATGATGCATGCTGAAGGCCGACTGTTCGACCCAACTCCCCTAGCTCCACCTCAAACCATGACCCCAAATGGCCCAGGCCCCAACGCGTCCCGCTGAGCCCAAAGGCGAAGTCTCCAAGCGCGATGTTGAATGGCGCACGTTCGTCATGGGGCGCCTCATGGGCCTCCGCGTCAATCGCTACTCATGGTGGACCCACTGGCGTGAACTCGCGGACTACTTCCTCCCTCGGCGCTATAAGTGGATCATCACCCCCAATCAGATGGCGCGCGGGTCGCCGATCAACCAACATATCATCGACGACACAGGTACCTTCGCAGCGCGCAATCTGGCCAGTGGGCTATTGAGCGGTAAGTGCAACCCCACCCGCGATTGGATCAGGCTGAAAATCCACCGCATCGACGACACCACCACATCCCCCGTCTCCCTTTGGCTTGCCGAATGCAAGCGCCTGATGTATCTCGTCTTCGCCGAATCCAACTTCTACAACGCGATGGCCACCTTCTTCTACGACCTCGTGATCTTCGGCACCGGCGTCAACATCATCTACGAAGACTACGACAACGTCATCAACTGTTTCAATCCCTGCGCCGGGGAATACTACGTCGACATCAACGGGCAGTATCGACCCGTGGTCTTCTACCGTGAGTTCACCATGACCATCGCAGCGGTGGTTAGCGAGTTCGGTATCGACAACTGCACCGCGGCGGTACGCCAACTCTACAACGACACCTCCGGCGCCAACCGCACTCGCGAGATCATCGTGGCCCACGCCATCGAGCCCAACGACGATAACAAAGACTTCGGCATTCCAAAGCGATACAAATTCCGTGAGTGCTATTGGGAATGGGGTGGAAGCACTAGCCCCCAGAGCGGTCAACAGATGCCGCCTGCGTTCTTGAGGACGAGAGGTTATCATGAACAGTGTGCAATCATCGGAAGGTGGGATTTGGTTTCTAATGATGCATATGGGCGATCGCCTGCTATGGATGCGCTCGGGGATCAAAAGCAACTACAACTCGAAACACGACGTAAGGCGCAAGCAATTGACAAGATGGTCAACCCTCCTCTCGTTGCGGATGTTCAGCTTAAGAATCAACCTGCTTCTTTGTTACCCGGAGCCATGACCTACATCTCCGGCTTCGCGGCCAATGGAAAGCCCGCGATCGGCACAATCTACGACACCAAGTTCGACGTGAAGGCCATCACCGAAGACCTCGCTGAAGTGCGTGAGCGAATCAACAAAGTCTTCTTCATCGACCTCTTCCAGACCATCAGCCAAGTCGAGACCCGCTCCAACGTGACCGCCACCGAGATCGACGCTCGCCGCGCTGAAGCCATGATAATGCTCGGCCCCGTCCTCGAGCGCATCGACAACGAAGTCCTCAAACCCACCATCGAGCGCGTCTGGGCCATCATGTCGCGCGCCGGGATCTTCCCACCGGCCCCCGCCGAAATCCAAGGGCAAGAGATCAACATTGAATTCATCTCCATGCTCGCGCAGGCCCAAGACGCGGCGCAGGCCGGGGGCATCGAGCGCCTCTTCGGCATCGTGGGCAACGCCGCCGGTGTCGACCCCACAATCATGGATAACGTCGATTGGGATTTCGCGCTTGACAAGTACTCGGCGCTACTGAAGAATGATCCCCGAATAATTCGTAGTCCCGATGCGGTTGCCAACATCCGCCAGCAGCGCCAGCAGCAACAGCAAGAGATGCAGATGGCTCAACAGGCTGACATCGCGCAGAAGCTAGCCGCGGGCGCGAAGACCCTCAGCGAAACCGACGCAGGCGGCGGCCGCAACGCGCTTCAAGCAGTAACAGGTGCAGCATGACTATTACAACTGAAGTAGATTGGTCACTATTCACAGATAGTGAGATTGAGAGCCTTGTTGATAAAGGCCTCCGACATGAATCTGGAAAGACTCCTCGTGACTACCTTAAGCAGTGGTTATCCATTGCAAGGCATTTTGCGTTTACTACTCACGATGACAGTTTTGGCGAGTTTGAAAAGGAATTTGCTATCATCATTAAACGGCTAGTATCCGCCGAACGCAAATTGAAAGAACTTGGTGTAGATGGATAATGCCTCCGATCGCAAGCAAATCAACGCCGCCCGCAAAGCCGCCCGCCTTGCGGACCAGAACGACCGCGAGGTCCTTGCGACCCTTGCCTCTACTGAGCCCGGCCGCGCCTTCCTCTGGCGCCGACTCGAATCGGCCAACATCTTCTCCACCATCTTCAACGACAACCCCAGCCGCATGGCCTTCAACGAGGGCGTTCGCACTGCGGGCCTTGATCTCCTCAACCTCTGGGTCCAAGCAAGCCCAGACTCCTTCATCTTAGCAATGCGAGAACACAATGGCAGAAGCTCCGAATCCGACGCCAGCACCCAGCCCGACACCGGAGCCTCTGGGGAACGATCCGACAGTACGGAATCCGGACGGGTCGATCAAGGACCCGGCAGCGAATCCGAATCCTTCATCGAACCCCGAGCCGAAGCCTGAGCCCAAGGCTGGCGACGAGCCAAAGCCCGCACCGAAGCCCCCTGCCGAAGGCGCCCCTGAGAAGTACGAAGCCTTCAAAGCGCCGGAGGGATATGAACTCGACGCTGCCCTTGTTGAAAAGGCCTCTCCGCTCTTCAAAGAACTCGGGCTGAATCAAGCACAGGCCCAGAAGCTCATCGACTTCTATGGCGACGCTGCCTTGAAGGCAGGTGAAGCCCCGTTCGAAGCCTTCGAGGCAACCCAAAAGGAATGGCGCGATTCCGTCATCGCCGATCCAGCCCTCGGCAACGGCAAAGACGGCCTCAAGGACGAAGTCAAAGCCGCCATCGGCCGTGTCGTCGATAGCCTTCCGCACGAAATCAAAACCGACTTCCAACAAGCAATGACCCTCACCGGCGCCGGTAACAACCCCGCCTTTGTCAAAGCCTTCTACAACCTTGCACAACGCCTGAACGAAGGCTCTTTGGTCAGAGGCGGGGGCCCGTCGCCGGAGGGTCAGTCCAAACCCGGCGCACCGCGCTCCGCCGCTTCCGCCCTATTCCCGAACCTACCCTCCGCCAATGGCTAGCCCCAGAGTGGGACGAAAGGCAACCGCCTAGATAGGCATACGGAGTTCACCGCATGAACCTTAACCCACCTAGGAGCTAACCGATGGCAGCCGCCATTATCGGCAGTACGGCACTCACGTACGCTGACTGGGCGAAGAGGATGGATGATGGCTACCGTGTGGCCATGATCATCGAACTCCTCTCCCAAACCAACGAAATCCTTGACGACATGATGGTCGTCCAGGGCAACCTTCCCACAGGCCACAAGACTACCGTCCGCACTGGCCTGCCCCAAGCAACGTGGCGCCTGTTGAACCAAGGCGTCCCGAACGCAAAATCAACCACCGCGCAGATCGTCGACACTTGCGGCAATCTGGAAACCTACTCCGTCATCGACAAGGACATCGCCGACCTCAACGGCAACACCGCCGAGTTCCGGCTCAGCGAGGTGAGGGCCTTCCTCGAAGGCATGTCGCAGCAGGTTGCCTCGACGCTGATCTACGGCAACCAAGCGGTGAACCCTGAACGCTTCACCGGCCTTGCCCCTCGCTACTCAACCACCAGCACCTCCAACTCCCAAACCGCCAATAACGTCCTCTCCGCTGGCGGCAGCGGCTCCACCAACACCTCCATGTGGATCACCGTATGGGGTAGCGACACCTCCCACGCGACATTCCCGAAGGGCAAAATCACTGGCCTTCAACATCGGGACATGGGCGAGTGGCCCGTCACCGACTCCGCCGGTAACACCTACCAAGCCTACCGCGATCACTTCAAATGGGAAATCGGCTACGTCCTCCGCGACTGGCGCTACACCGTTCGCATCCCGAACATCGACATCACCCAACTGACCGGCGTCTCGGCGGCGAACCTCATCAACCTCATCGTCCGCGGGCTCTACAAACTCCCCACCGCCCCGGTCTCCGCCACCGCCATCCAGACCTCGGACACTCCCGAAGTCCGCGCCGATATGGGTCGCACGGTTATCTACTGCAACCGCGTGATCCGCACCTACCTCGACCTCCAAGCCATGAACAAGACCAACGTCCTGCTCCGGCTCGAAGAATTCGACGGCAAGGTCGTCACCACGTTCAGGGGCATTCCCGTCCGCACCTGTGACGCGATTCTCAACAACGAAGCCACGGTTTCGTAAGGAGGCATGAAATGATTCTCGACGGCTTCCTCACCTTCACGGGCGATGCCCAAGGCGCCACCGGTACCATCGCAGTCGCCGGTACCATCTACGATGCGCCGACCACGGGCACCCAGAACTCCTCCAACGTCATCGACCTTGGTGTGACCAACGGCATCCCAACCTCAGCCAACGGCGGCGGCGCACGCGACATCGGCATCGGCGACGATCCGATGCTCAAGCTCCTCGTCCAAGTCTCCACCACCTTCGTCTACGGCGCTGGCGGCGGAACAACCTACATCATCCTTGCAGGCGCCCCCGATAGCGGCACCGGCACCGAGGGCTCCTACACGACGATGTGGACTTCGCCAACCTACGCTCAAGCTGACATGACGGCGGGCGCTCAACTGGCCAACGTCGACGTGCCGCTCGTGATCCCGGGTCAAGCCCTCCCGCGCTACCTCCGCTTGACCTTCGTCACCGCGACCGCCACCTACACCGCTGGCCAAATCTACGGCGGCGTTGTCATCGACCGCTTCGATCAGACCAAAGGCACCACCGGCGCGCTCAGCGGCTATCGTGCTGGCGTCACGGTCAGCAACTAAGGAGGGCCTCAATGCGCATTCGCAAATCCCTCCTCCTCGCCGCTACCGCCTCGCTGCTGACCGCGGGCACAATTGCCCTCGCCCAGCAGCCCGGCGTCAATACCAACTTCGCGGTTGTCTGGAATATGGTGTATGAGGCTTCAACCATCAAGCCCACCTACTCCTCCAGCTTCCTCGTCAACCTCGCCGCATCGCCGACCGACGTCTGCGGACTCCGTGGCTCCTCGACGAAGACAGTTCGTCTTCGTCGAGTCCTACTCGCAGGCGCCGCGTCGGTGGTGTCAACCGAACCGGTGGCAATCAATAAACTCTCATCTGCCAATACCACCGGCGTCTCTGTCTCGCAGACTGCTATCCCCTACGATTCTACCTACGCAGCAGCCTCGGCCCTCGCTGAACATTGGACCACCTACTCTACTGGTGGCACAACCATCGGCACCTTGGCTGAACCGTTCCTCACCTACAGTAACTACTCCACTGGTGTAGGCGCGGCGCAGACAGTGTCCTTCGGACAGTTTGGTTCGGCTGCTGTTCTCCGTGGTACCTCGCAGCAGATCACGGTGAATCTCAACGGCCTCACCATCCCAGCAGGCGTCGGTACCGCCCAACTCCTCTGCACCTTCGAATGGACAGAGGATAACGACAATTGATCCTCGATCGCCCCTTTAGTCCGCGCTTAGGGGCGATCGCCCTCGCTGGGGGCTTTGTGTTGGCTTATGTCCTCGCCACCGCAGAGCCTCCAGCGGCCATTGGCTTTGTCAGTCTGATCGCTGCCTACGCCCTTGGCCTCTGGCTCGCCGACCTCGAAATGTTCTGGATCGGCTGGTGCGTCCTCAGCACCCTCGGCCTTGCTATCTACGCCTTCTTCCTAACCGATTTCCTCAACCCCAACTACCCCGCTTGCTTCGTGGCTATTGGCTTGGCGGCAGCGCTGGCCTATCGCCTTTGGTGGTTCATCCCGCCCGGCATCATTGGCCTTGCCCTATTCCAATCTCGCGGTGCCATCGTTGCCGCAAGCGCCGCAGCCTTCCTCTGGCTCTGGCGCCATTCACGCGTCGGCGCTGTCATCGCCATTCTAGTCTTAGTCTCCATCATCGTCGACCTATCCCCGGCCCAACGCGCCGACGCTATCGCCCAGCGCCTCGGCATCTGGCACGACACAATGGCCCACCTCACCGTTTGGGGCCACGGCTATGGGAACTTCGCTCGCGAATACGCCAGCTTCCCCGTGCGCACGAACATGACCTTGGCCCTCGCGCCCCATGCCTACAACGACTTCCTCGAACTCACCTTCGACTTCGGCCTCTTCGCCATTCCGCTTTGGCTCGTGGTTGCCCTCTCCCTCGAATCCGCCGACCGCGACACGGCGCTGATCGTGGTTGCCTTCCTGGCTCTCGGCCTGACCTTCTTCCCCTTCTACGTCCCCGGCGTTGCCCATGCCTTCGTCCTGACCCTTGGCCACGCCGTCAGAGCCTCCTCCGCCCACCGCCTAAGGCTCGCCACATGACCGCGTGGGCCTTCATCCTCTCCATCATCTTCATCGACGGTTGGACTGGCTCATCCATCCCCACCGGCTGGCAATTCATAGCCCTCACCGTCCCTTGGATGATCTGGCGTGACCCGGCGCTGCCTTGGCCAATCACTGCCCTCGGCATGGCCTTCATCGTCTATGCCCTCGCCGCCGTCCGCTGGTCCCTTAACATCGACTTCGCGATCCACGCCCTTTGGATGCAAGGCGCCATCGCGGGATGCTTCATCCTCGGCTACAAACTCCACAACCTCGACGGCGCCCTTCGCGGCTTCCTCCTCGGCGCTTGCGTCTCCAGCGCCCTCGCCGTGGCCCAATGGTTCGGCTGGAACCACATCCTCACCTATGCCAACGACACCTACCCTGGCCTATACTACAACCCCGTCATCGCCAGCGAGGTCTTCGCCGTCCTCGTCATCTGGCTCCTAGCCGCTGGCAAGCCCTTCCACATCCTGCCCTTGACCCCCGGTATCCTGCTTGAAACCTCCCGCTCTGGCATCGTCGCTATGGCCCTCTCTGGCCTCGCCTATTTAGTCCTCCGCGATCGGCGCTGGCTCTTGGCCTTGATCCCTCTCGCCTTCCTCATTGCTTGGTACATCGCTGCCCCAGACGGCCGCGATACCCTCCGCCTAGCTATCTGGTCCGCCACTCTCGCTAACCTATCCCCATTCGGCGCAGGCCCCGGCGCAATGGACTCGGTCCTCCTACCCTTCCACGGCTCCTTTATCTCCCCGGAGTATGCGCACAATGAGTTCCTTGACTATGCCTATCAATACGGCCTCGGCGCAGCCCCGTTCTTGGTCCTTGCCTTGGCTCCAGCCCTTGCCACCGACCGCCTCGAATGGCCAGCTTACATCGCCTTCCTCGCGGCCGCTTCATATTCCTTCCCGCTTCATTCGCCACCTCTGGCGGCTATGGGTGCTTTGCTTGCGGGTCATCTTTGCAGTCATCTGGGGCTGGCTCGCGGTCTGCGCCTCGATCGCGGATATGGAATCCTATCTCGGAGTGCTACTGCATGATCCTGGCATGGTTCAACAAGCGGCGCAAATCTTCCCCTACCACTTCACCATTCGCTATCGCGCTTTGGGAGTAAGATGATGAAGAAACTTTCCATCCTGCTTCTCGCATCGGCTCTCGCCGCTCCGGCTTGGGCCCAATCCACAACTCCCGGTGCGCCCGTGACCGCAGGCGTCGCTCAGCAAGTCACCGACAACCCAACCGTCACCGCATCCTCCTACACCTCGGGCAAATGCCTTGGGGGATTTCGCCAAGTCACCGTCGGTCTCTACAATGGCCAAACCGGCTTCCTAACCAACTTCCGTGTGTTCAACTCCGATGGCACGGCGCCACCGACCCTACAAGTCTATGTCTTCGACGCGAGCCCGACTTCGTCCAAATGCGACAACACCGGGAACTTCTCCCTCGCGTCCCCCGATGCCCAGCATATGATCTTCGGCCCGGTCTCCATAACCCTTGCCTCCCCCGCCGCGGGCGCCAACTCCTTCACCTTCGCCAGCACTGACCTTCTCCCGCCGCGGCCCTTCGTCACCGGCGGATCGTTCTCAGCGACAGTCAAGACCATCTGGTACGCCCTCGTTGCCGGTTCCACCTTCACCCCGCTCACCACCACCGGCTTCTCCACCCGCACTGGAGTCCTGCTGAACTAATGCGCCGACTTCTACCAGCCCTCGCCCTTGCCCTCTGCGTCGGCGGCGCTACTCCGCAGCAGGCAGTCGTCGTCCTGAGCGGCGGCTGCCCCCCAAGCATTCAAGTCGGCGGGCAATGTCCACCCGTCGGCTTCAACTTCACCACGGGCCAGTATTGGGCCAATGGCTCAGCGTCAGTCACCTCACTTCTCTCAGATACCCGTGCCTCCAACGGCTACGCCTCTGATACCGCTGGAGCCCTTCGGCTCTTTGGCAATGACACCCTTCGCATTACCAATCTAGGTCTGCTGATTGAAGAAGCACGAACCAACGTCGCCTTACAATCCCAAACCTTCGACAATGCCAACTGGTCCAAATCGAACGGCGCTGTTTCTGCCAATACAACCATAGCGCCTGACAACACTGCAACGGCAGATACCTTCACCGGCAACGCCGCAGGGTCCAACACCTACGGCGTCTTTAAGAGCTTCACTCTCGGGTCCGGTACCACTGCTGCATATTCCATCTACGTGAAGCCAGGGACCTCTTCCTTCATAGCCATTGCCATTGCCGTATCCGCGGGCAATTACTTCACCGCTGTATTCGATCTCACCGCTTGTGGCAACGCAGCCTCTCAAACCTCGACTGGTGGAACCTCGGGCACGATCTCATCTTCAAGTTCCTCAACCGCCGCTGGCGGGTTCTGTCGTATCATGGTAGTTGGCGCGGTGACGGGAGCCAACCCAGTCTTCAACATCGAACAAGCTGTCGGCGCCACAGGCAACACCTTCAACACAGCGGGCGACGTAACCAACGCGCCGCAGTCGAAGACCTCAATCCTCTGGGGCGCGCAGGAGGAAGCCGGTTCTTTCCCAACCTCCTACATCCCCACCACGACGGTGAGCGTAACACGGGCGGCCGATGTCATCTCGTTGATCGGCCCAGCGAACACCGCCGCATTAAGTGCCCAATCAGCCTTCTTCCAAACGAATCTGGTGTCCGCCGGAACCACGCCGCGTTTAATGCATTGGACCGGCGGCGCTTTCATTCGCTACGGCAGCACAACCCAACTAGAAGTGTTCAACGGCACCAGCACTGCCACAGCCACCGCAGGCAGCGGCACCACCGCCGGGGTGTTCAAATCCGCCGCAGGCATGGACGCGTCGTCATTCACCGGGATTCTAAACGGCGGCACGTTGGCAACGCAGGCGTCAGCGTGGGCCGCAAACACCGGCACCGTCTACCTTGGCAACCTCGCCGCAGGCAATCGCGCCATCAACGGCTACATGCAAAAAGGCGCTCTAAGCTTAAGCAAAGGACAGTTCAATTCAGCAACATCGCCATAGGAGTCGCAAATGGCTCAGTTCGCTCTGCTTGTCGTCCTCCTGCTTCTCGTCACACAACCGGCCCGCGCCGATCAATACGACTTCGTCCTCCAGTTCAACAATGCGACTGAGATGAACAACGACAGCGTCGTGACGCAACATTCGAGTGATGGCCTTCCACTGCCTGACCACACCATGCTGGTTGCCATGACGCGTATCTCAAACGGCCAAGACGTGCCGGGGACATTTATCCTGATCTCCGAGCCCATCGACCTCTCCGCCCTCCACGGACACGCAAAGCTCTACCTCGAGATCGACCGTGACAAATGCATCGCGCGCCAAGTCGGCTGCATCGTCCAGAGTCACGCTGGCGGCGGCCTCCTGCAAGACATCCAATTCTCCCCCGTCTACATGGGCGCCGATATGCCGTGGGGGAACCTTCAATGAAATTCTGGCTGTTATTCAATCTTGCAATCCTCGCCCTTTCAACTCAATATGTCTATGTAAGGAGAAACCAATGGCACGTTGGAGACTGACCGCCGCGCACTACTTGAAGATCAAGGACACGCGCTGGCGCTATGAAGAAACTGATCGTGAGACCGGCGAGCGTGTGGAGCAGGTCTACGATGTTCCGCGCTTCCTCGATCCATCCAACCCCCGCGACTGTCGCTCCGCTGGCGATTGCATCGTGAGCTTCCCCGAAGGCGCTCAGCGCGGCGATTGGATTCTGATTGACGAGAAGCAGATGCCGACGCCGGATATGGAACCGCTGGACGCCGACGCTGAAGCCATCACCACTGAGATGCAGAAGCACTGGACGCATCCGATGGAGGATATGCCGTCGCAGGGCGGCTTCAATCAAACGGCGCTGTTGGAGGGTTTGGAGAAGCAACTCACCGCTGCGTTCGCCAATGCCTCGAAGGCTATTGGGACTCAACCTGTGTCACTCAAAGGCGTTGACCCCGACGAGTTCAAACAGCTTCAAGAACAAGTCGCCGCGCTTATGGCGCGGAATGCAGAGCTTGAGGCGGGTAAGCCTAAGGCAGCCGCACGGAGAGCCTAAGTGGCCTCTCAAACTGACCTCGACCAAGGCGGAACGGCTCGCCAGTATCAACAAATCTGGCTTGGGCCGTCCGTCGGTTGGGTGACATTCCCTGTCACCAATCCTGTCTCAATCATCACTACCGGCACTACCACGCTCGAAAATGGTTCGACGCTGGTGTTGGTAAACTACAACGGCACTGTATCCATTCAGCTTTGGGACCCACTAACGGCGTTGCCCGCTGGCACGTTGCCCGGAAAGAATGTCGGCTATCCCTTAACCATCGTCGATATCGGCGGCCACGCCAGCGATGTTAACATCATCACCGTCCTCCCCGCCGCGACCCGTACTATCGACGGCCTATCCTCCTGGACCATCACCAACTCGTTCGGCGGCGTGATCCTTAAGCCCAATCTCACGACTGGTAATTGGACAACCAATCCATGAAGAAGCTTCTCTTAGCCCTCTGCGCCGCGGCGCTTTCTTCAACTGTCCAGGCCCAAACTGGTCTTGCCCCGGCGAACTCTGTCTGGGGCAACAACACCGGCTCACAAGCACAGCCGGGCTTTCATACCATTGGAAGCTTCAGCGCACTATTTGCTAGCCCAACAGCGCAAGTAGGATTGTCCGTAGTCAATGGCACCGCCACTACCGCAATGCGATCTGACGCGGCGCCTCCACTAGACCAATCCATATCCCCGACATGGACGGGGACGCATACCTTCGCCATTTTGCCCGTACTCCCAAGTCAAACCGCGAATAGAATGTTCGCCGCGCCAAATGGTTCTTCGGGCGTCCCCAGCTTCCGCGCCTTAGTCGGCGCCGATCTTCCATTCCCGAGCGCCTCAACTCTTGGCGGTGTTGAATCCTACGCAGCTGTATCCCATCAATGGATCAACACCATTTCCACCCTCGGCGTTCCTTCCTCAACTCAACCAGGGTTCTCAGACTTAAGCGGTAGCATTGCCGTAGGCCAAATGAATTCTGGGACCGATGCTTCCGCCTTCACTTGGTGGCGCGGCGATGGCACTTGGACGTCGATCTATCAGAAAAATGCTCAAACTTACTACGTCCGTACTGATGGTAGCGACAGCAACAATGGTCTAACCAACAGCGCCGGTGGCGCCTTCCTCACTTGGCAACATTGTGCTGATGTCGCGACACAGACCATCGTTATTGCCAACGGCTACGATATAACCTGCAAGGCCGGTCAAGCCACAGCAACTTTCACCGTCTCAGGCACCTCGGCTGTCGAAGGCCGT